GCATCTTGTACTGCTTCTATTGCATCGTTGTCAGAAAAATTCTTTGATTTTAAATAATCAAAGTATATATTTTGTTGAAGCTTTTCATCTTGCGATATAGCTTCTGGGTTTAAATTTTCAAAGAACTCTAATTGCTGTGCTACTTGTACAGCTCTATCAGCATCAGTAAAAGCATCTTCAACTTCTAAGAATTTTTTCTTAGCTCCTGAGAAATTACTTTTCCATTCATTTTGTTTCTCTTCAACTGCTGAACCTATTTGAGAAGTCATTAGTTCTTTAAGCGTACTCGCACTTGCGTCTGCTAATAAAGATTTTAATTTTTCTTCATCTTCTTCGTTGCTAAAAATACCTTCGCTCATTAAATCTTTAATGAGTGCGGAGTACATATTAGCATCAACTTCTGAGTTGTTACTAGTTTCATTATTACTAGTAGGTTCAATAGTTAATGGAGCATTTGGTTCAGTTGCTGTAACTGGTTCAATTGTAAAATTATCAGGTGAGTCGTTACTCCCTTCATTGTTGCTGCTCTCTCCTTCAACTGAATCATTTGATATGCTACTTTCAATTTCTTGAGGTGACATTATCTTAATTCCTTCAAATAAATCTTCATTTTTTGCCATGTTGCTGTCTTATTAATACAATATTAAAAATATTTTTATAGTATGTTTGATTAATCTTTATTATAATTTCCTATAGTACTATAGCTTTATCTTTAATTATTGTTTGTTTTTATTAGTTATTTGTTTTTGTTTAAGTTCTTCATTTACTAAATTAGAACGCTTTGTCTCATTTTGAGCCTGTTCTTTTAATCGTATCTGATTATTTTTAAAATTTTCATCTACATCAGTTCTTCTAACATCAAGATGATCATCTATTCCATTTTTATCACTATCTATTCTTTTCTCTTCTCTTAATAAATTATACCCTTCTGAAGTGTGCAGTGATCGATCTTTTTGTTCAATCTCTGCATATTTAACTTGACGGTCTTTTTCATTTTCACCTGCTTCAAACTCTCTATCAATTTGTTTGTCTTTAGCTTTCATTTGCTCCATTTCTTGAAGTCCTTTTTGTTGAGCTGCTTGTTGTTCTTTTTGTTCATCAGCAATACGCTCTGCAGAATCTTTAAGTTTTCTAGCAATCTCTTGTACAGATTCAGATTGGGTAATAGCAATCAAATCTTCAATCTTAGCTTGACCATTTTGAATAGCTGCTTGAGATAATGATTTCATTTCTTGGTATAACTGTGTATCCTCTGTAGAATTAGAAATATGTATGTCCATTTCAGATGAAACAAATTCATCGAATTGGTCAATCATTTCCATTCCCATATCATCTAATAAATATTGAGCTTTCTTAGGGTTTTGTTTATATGCATATTTACAACATTCCAAGAACTTAGTAAGTGCTCGTTTTCTAAAGTTAGCGTCCATTGTGAACCACTTCTCTGTAATATGAGATGTCTGTGCAACTTCTCGCTCAACATTTCCTACAGCTTCTCTATTTTGAATTTGTCCTTCCCTCGCACCAGTTACACCTGCAATTTTTCCAAGAGTATTTTCAATGTCTACTAATAAATTAGTATACATTTGAATGGCGTTTGGATCACCTACTTGAACACTAGTTGCAGTAACTGTGTTATATGCACCTGCAGATTTACCTTGTGCTGGTCCTTTAAGTATTTCATTTGTAGGGTCTAACCACGCAATTTTATTAATAGTTGCATAACGTATCCATTCTTTTGGATCCCATCCTGAAGGAACCATTGATGCATTGATTGCTGCAAATGAACCTTTATATGTAGCTATTTCTAATTCTCTTTTATAGTATGCAATATCATATGAAAAAGTTAATGGTTTCATTATATCGGTTAAAGACTGTACTGCATATCCGTTAGTACTATTAACTGTTCCTATATAAGGAGGAGTACCTTTAGACTTATTTACTAATGATTTTCCTGAATAAGGAACAGGTTTCATTCCTACATAAATATCGTCGCCAATCTTAGTTCCTTCTAACCATTCATTAACCCATTTCCATTCAATCTCTTCTCCAACCTCATCTTTACGTACATAGTTTTCATCTACGTAATCATACTGCTCTTCTCCGTCTTCATCGTAATACTTACGTTTTCCAATTTTACGTCTAGATCTCCAGCATACTTTAAGTACTCTTATTTTACCTTGAGTATCAAATGCTCCTGCAAAAGTTCTAGTTCCTTTTGAATTAGGATGAAAAATTTCTAATGCGTCTTCGTTACCATAATAGTCACTTATTCCAATATCTCTATTTAAACCTAGATTGGTATCAGAAGAACCTTTTTCTAAATAATTAATATCCTTATCTTTTAGTTCGTCCCAGTAATCATCAATTACAGCACCAACTGATTGATAGCCATATTCTACGATGATATCAGAATCTTCAATGTTCATAGTGTTTCCACCAAATGTATAAAGATTCATAGTGTTTACCCTACGCATTACTGGTTCACCACCAAGTACTCCACAGTAAATTATCTGTTCTCCACCTACAAGTAAATCTTCAAAAGTACGTAAGAATAGGAAATCAAGATTTTGAGTTTTGTATTCTTTCTTTAATATTTTATTAGCTGTAATCTCAGCAATATCTTGAAAGTCATATTTAGCATACTTATTAAAATCTTTTAAATCTTTTTGAATTTCTTCTTCAGATTTATTAGAATTAATGATTCCTTCTGATACTATTGAATTAAGCTTCTTTAATAATAGGTTTTCTTTTCTAGATATCCCTTCTTGATCATTAGATGATAAATATGCTCTATATTCTTTTTTTCTTTTTGAATATTCACCTATTAATAAATTAAGCTTACTGTTCTCAATTCCTACATGTTGAAAGTTTGCAGGTAATGTAGAAAGGTCTAAATTATCAGGATTTATATATTGTTGAAAATCGTTAACATTAATAATGTTTGCACGAAGATCATAGTTAGTTTTTTTATTTTTAAAACTATTTCTTAAGTCACTATCTGAGATCAATATGTTTTCAGCAAAGTCAATATTATTTTTATACCACTTATCATTCTTACTACTGTCCTTAAGCTTTTGACGAGGGAAATTAGTAAAGGCTTGCATTTTAGTTGAACTTTGTCCCATATAACATAATTATTTTAATAACAAACTTACGTATAAAAATTAATATTTACAATTAGTATCCTAAAAGACCTTCTTTTAATGAGCGTGTATCACTAGGAGCTTTTTGAACTTTTAATTTATCAAAGTAAGGATCATCTAAAAATCCCTTTACTTCAGTTACTCTTTTATCTACTGTGTTTCTTGAAGTAGCATCATGCCACATCACCATGCCTAACGAAGATACACGGTCAAAGTTACCTTGAGGATTCCACATAATTAATTCTCGTAATAATGCAGGAGAATAAATAGTTTCTAATACTCTAGTCTCAGAGTTAGTAGAAACTTTTTCTAATAACCAGGACTTAATATAATCTCTTGCTGTAGAATTTACTTTTTGAGATGCGTTAATACCCTTAGATGTATTACTTCCTGTTTTATATGTGTCAGAATTACGTAATTGATAAGGTGTATCTGCCAATAAGTATAAACACTTATGTTTTTCAAAGTATGTAAACATTCCAGGTAAATTCTGCTCATACATTCCAGTAGCATTATAATACAATAATAACTTTCTACATATTTCATAGAAATCATTTGGATCATCTGTACGTCCTGTATACTCAGCCACAATTTGTCTAGTATATCTATTCATTATAAATATAGATGGTAATGAGTTAGTTGTAGACTTTGCTTTATCTACAACATCCATTCCTCCAATATATGTACCATGTGGAATCACACCTTGATCATTTGATTGAGGCTTAACCCATATTTCTATAGAACCTTCTTTTTTTTCCTGTTTTCCTAAAGGATAATTTCTAATAGGCATCTTATCTTGAATTGTATCAAACTCAGGCTTATCATCTTTATCAAAATTAATATTTCCTCTAAAAGATGATTCTAAATATTTTTTAAACTTACCACCTTCAAGCTCAGCTAATTGATCTTTTAAATATAGTGTTGGGAAATAAGAGCCTTCTAAAACTAAAAATGCTTCTGATGGAATTACTGGACCATTAATTATTTCTGTTTGGTATACTGTTGGATCAGTAGACTTCTTTGCTTTCTTTCTTTGATATTCAATCTGTAACCTAGCTTTTTCTTCATTAGTAATAAGGTTGGGTTTTACCTTATGCTCATTAAGAGTTTTCCAATATGGAACAAAGTATCCAATTTTACCACGGTTCTCAAAGATGTCATCGAACTCCACACAATTATAATCAGCAGGGTTTCTAAATATTCCTTCAGCAAATAAAGCTGCTCTACCTGATACAAGTCCCCCTGTACCTAGTGCCCAGATAACAAGATTCTTTTTTTGCTTAGAAGATTGAGTAGCTTCAATTGCTCCCCAAGATTCCTTAATGTTATACATGAAACCAACCTCATCCAATGCTACAAGATTTGGTCTTGTTGAATTGGCTGCTAATGGATTATCTCTAAATGTTCTATGTCGTAATAATGAGCCTGTTTTAGATTCATATTCTCTGTTTGGTGCTAATGAACCAGTATAGCTCACCATTAACGGAGATGGATAATAGTCATCACCTATCCTATAACTACCCCCTAAATGTTTGAACGCTGTCTTACATTTCTTAATAAGAGGTTCGGTATATTTAGTGTCAATGGCACCAATGATAGTATCAGATGCAATATAATCTTTAGTTTTTTTACGTTCTAAATAGTTGTCATAATCAGTTGCTCCATCAAATAAGAAGTTATGATTCACAATACCTGCAGTTGCATATGACTTTCCACCACCCCTTGACTGTATGCTCATTAAATGCTTAGCAGAATTTTTATACAAAGGTTTTCCTAAATCTTTACCATGATTCTTTCTAAGATAATCTCTAGCAGGAACATAAGTCATTGATTTGATTTGAGCCTCAGTAATTCTACCTAATTGTAAAGCTATATCTTTTTCTGGTCCGTATTTTCTATCACATGTATACATAGAATCATTAGTGAATCCTGAGAATCCTCTACACTCTTCATAAATTAAAAATAATTCCCAATCAATATCTCTTAACCAAGGAAGTCCAGTCGCTTGTGCAACTGAACTGTCGTCTTCAAATAGTATCTTATGAAAGTTGATATAGTAATATAATGGACCTGGCATCCATTTACCTCCAGACCATTTACCTTCTATACAATATCTTTTTTGTTCTCCCCAAAATGTAATACGTTCATAATATTCTAAATCAGGATGATAGTTAGGTATTTCGGATAATTT